AGAAGTTGTAATCTGTACTTGATCTAATAATTTTTTATCAACATATTCTTCTAAATAGTTGAATTGTAATTCTGTTCCACCCTTAGGGTTTTGGTTTCTTATTATCATTGTTCATTACTTTCTGGAATACATCTAGACCTTTTGGTGATACATGCACTGTTACATCAGTAACAATATCTGGTCCTTCTATTTTTTCTTTAGAAGTTTCACCTGTCTTTGTATTTCTATAAATTGTTATAGTTGTACAATCGATCTTATGTATGTTATCCGTTTTCATTCTCTCTGTTTATAAGCGCATAACTAACTACTACTTCAAGTTTGTTAGCTGTTTCTGCTTGCGCTTTTATAGCATCTCCTGCTTCTAAATTCAACCCCTGTTCTGTGGCATTGACTGTACTTGTAGCAGGTATGTCCTTTCTAAAAAATTCTACATCTGTACTAGCAGATGAATCCCTTAAATCACAATTAACTAACACAGCTCCTGTGCTATTATTAGATACATATACAGATTTTATAATAGCTACAGCTGACGTAGATATAGTCAAAACAGTTGTCATAGCTGTGCCGTCTAATATCTTAGATGCGTTTTTATATTGTATGCTCATGATAAAAAGTAATTAAAAGTATCTAGTTCGTTTTTTAAATCTTGTTGAAAAGAAAAATTAAGTTGTTGTTTCATTGTATTCAAAGACTCCATAATCTGTCTTTGATTATCTACATCATATTCTTCTTTTGGTTCAGGTATGTAATTAGTAATCTTGGCCATTAATAACCAGTTCTCCCTCTGCCGGTTTTATTAGAAAAATTTTCATTAGTTCCTGCTGATTTAAAACCACCTGTGCTTGGATCTGTAAATCCTTGTCTGTCAGCACTTGCATATACATCTGGATTGTTAAATCTTGCTCGATTAGCAGTGTCTTGCCTTGCAAATCTTTGTAGCTCCGCAATCTTTGCTCTACTTGCATCTGTTTGTGGTGCTCTTCTATTTGCTATTTTCTCAATTCTCTTTCGTGCAGCATTCGCTAAACCATATCCCCCTGCAGGAATTCTTCCTCCAGAAATTTTATTTAAAAAATCATTGCCATATACAGGATTATATCCTTGCATAATCCCTGAAGCAATAGAACCAGAAGATGTTAAACCATATTGATTACCGTAAAAATTTCTCATATTAGTTGCTCTAGGATCTTCTTGAGGTAGTATTCTTGCAGCTAAATTTCCAAAAGTTGGAAGATTTCTTAAAATTTTCATAATACCACTTTCATTATTTTGGTTAACCTGATTTATATAATCTTGATCTTGTTCATCATTAGTTGTCTCATCTATTACACTCATGTCACTTACACCTTGAAATTTATCCATGTTCAAACCTCTTAACGTAGTTAAGTCAGGTTGATAATAATTTTGAGGCACACCAAAATCCATTCGGTTCATGTTTCCAAATTGTCTTGCTCCAAGGTTATACATTGGATCTATATTAGGACCTGTATATGCAGGTTGTTCATATAATCCTTCATATATAAAACGAGGGTCGTTTTGTTGTCTATAAGATTCTAATATGTCGTATAATCCATTCATTATCTTCGTCCGTCTGGTTGTGCATCTAATCTAAGTGTGCCATATCTCCATGACTCACCTACTGCTGTGTTGGCTATTTGAACAGAAACTAATCTGCCTCTAGCTCTTGTATCTACCTTATCAGTAGAAGAAGTTATTGTAAAGGGCCCAAGTGGTGAGCTAACAGCTACATCATCTGGATAGCTACTTACAAATAAAGTTACTTGAGCATTACCTGTTTGGTATTTAAAATCAGGTATAAATCGTTTAACTGACATAAAAAATTCTCCATCACCTCTATAATCAGCAACTCCAGTTTGAACACCTAAGCCACTTGTTCTAGAGGTAATATCCCAATCTCCAGATCTAATAAAAGCATCAATAGAAGTGGTACCTGAGCTGTTTACTTGATCAGTTCCTACTTCATGAGCATAATAAGTACTAGCTCCATATAAATTTGTAATACCTAATATACTTGGAAATACAGGTGAACCTGTAGAACTATATTCTGTTGCGTAAGGAGCATTAAATACCCCTTGATCTTGATATGTAGTTCTAGCTAAAGATGATGTTGTCCAAACATTTTCTGAGTAATTATAAGTCACACATCTATCAACTTGATCAGATCCATTTTTTGGATAGAACCAATTTATTTCTGTATATAAAGAATTAGGAGAAGAATAAATAACATCTCTTGAGTTTAAATTAA